CGATCTTCGCTGAGGAACTGGAGCGTCTGGAGCAATGAACAGCTGTGTAGATGAGGCCATCCAGCTTGTACAGGCTGGAACAAGATCCTACTGCAAATTCCTGACCGCCAATGACACCGGGGTCACAGGATCGCATCAGGCTGGAATCCATGTCGGAAAGCAGGCCTGGCCGATCCTCTTTGACGAGCCCGGAGAGAAGGGCAGCAACAAGGATAAGGTCGTCAGGATCTTCTGGCCCAACTACACAGTGACAACAAGCAGGTTTATCTACTACGGACAGAAAACCAGAAACGAATACCGCATCACCGGCTTCGGTCGCGGGTTCCCCTACCTCCGGCCGGAGTACACCGGCTCCCTGTTCATCCTGATCAGATGTACGCCCGATGTGTACCATGCCTATGTGCTGGACACGGAAGACGACATCGAAAGTTTCTTCAATGCCACCGGACTGACGATCGCCCAGACGGACAGAGTGATCGGCCAGCCCATGCGCGGCCTACCTACCGAAGAGGAGGAGATCCGGCGCTTCATCGCCTGTCTGACCGTCGCCTTCCCGACGTCGGACGTCATGTCCAGTACCGCCAGACGGATCATGAGCAGCGTGTACGACCACGATGAGTTCATCGTCACCGACCCGGACAGACGGCTGCTGGAATGGACGGACGTGGAGTACAGGCTGTTTCAGGCACTGGAACACGACCGCTACGGGGCCATGATCAGCGCCGGGTTCTCCAGTGTGGACAGCTTCATCAGCACGGCCAACGAAGTTTTGAACCGCAGGAAGAGCAGGGCGGGCAAGAGCCTCGAACACCATCTCGCCGCTCTGTTTGACGGAAACAGAATCCGCTACGCCGAGCAGGTTGTGACGGAGGGTAACAAACGGCCGGACTTCGTCTTCCCGTCGAGAGGTGCCTACCTCTCCCCCGCCTTCCCCGTTGATCGTCTGGCGACGCTGGCGGCAAAGACCACCTGCAAGGACAGATGGCGTCAGATCCTGAATGAAGCGGACAGGCTGAAGGGCAGGACGAAGTACCTGTGCACCCTGCAGCGGGGCATCTCCCCTGCACAGATGGCGGAGATGGCATCGGAACAGGTAACGCTCGTCGTGCCGTCGGCCTACATCGCAGACTATCCTCCGGCATGGCGGGACAGTATCATGACCATCCGAAGTTTCATCGGAATGATCCGCGAGATGGAAGGTGTCTGACCGTGGATACGATCAGCCCGGAACGCCGGAGCAGGAACATGGCGGCCATCCGAAGCCGGGACACGAAACCGGAAGTGTATCTGAGGAAGCTGCTGTACCACAGCGGATTCCGATACAGGAAGAATGACCGCTCCATTCCCGGCACACCTGACATATGGATCCCGAAGTACAGGACGGCGGTCTTCGTACACGGATGCTTCTGGCACCGGCACGAGGGATGCAGGCTGGCGTATATGCCGGGGACACGGGTGGAATTCTGGCAGAAAAAGTTTGACGACAACGTCCGGCGGGATCTGAAAGTACGAGAGACACTGGAACAGCATGGTATCCGGTACGTCGTGGTGTGGGAATGTACCATCCGACGTATGAGGAAGGACGCGGAAACGGAAGCCGCGGAGCTGGCAAAGATCGTTGCAGAGTTACAATGTAATCGGGACAGTTGTCTCGGTAAGATACATTATCAGGGCTAACCGGGACGTACGTCCCGGTTAGCCATCTTCATTTGACACCACCTCAGCAAAACTGTATAATGGAACCATAGAGAACATCCGGTCGCCGGGTGCTTTTTTATTGGAAGGAGAATCGTATATGGTAAAGGAACCGCTGACGAAATCTGTTTCTGTCGCTGAGCTTCTGCATATGCGGAACGAGGATCATCTCACCAACCGGCAGATCGCCGAGAGACTGGACGTTCATCCTGCCACCATCCTCCGCTATATCGGCCCGGACATTCGTCAGCCCGTCCAGCCGAGGAAGGGCAAGCGTTGTGTCGTGACCACCAAGCTCGTTGATTCCATGCGGGAGATGTACCTGGACGGCAAGTCGATCAACACCATTGCGGAACATGTCGGCCTGAGCTGGAAGACCGTCAAAAAGTACATCGCAGATCTCGGGCCCAACCGGAAAAAGAAACTTCAGCCGGAAGCGCAGGCTCCTGTGGAAGTCCCGGCGGCGCCTGTGGCTGCTGCCCCTGTTGTCACCGCCCGTACTCCGGTCTGCACTGTCGTAAGCAGCAGACGTACGGTGAAGCTGAAGGGTCTGGAGTGCCAGTACGAGGTGGAAACGGACGGAAAGACCGGCACCCTGACAGTCACCAACGGATCGTCGGAGGTCGCCATCTTCGACGCCGGCTCGCTGGACGCCTTCATCGCCGAGCTGACGATGATCAGGAAAGACTACCTGTCGGAGGTGAGCGCATAAGATGATCACAATTGACAGGCCAAACAAAGTGACAGCAACTTTGAAGGTGGTCGTCACAGGCGAGTTCTATGATCCTGACGCAACGGATGAAACGTTGCGATATTGTGTAGAACAAACCCTTGAGGACGCCGGCTTTGATGTTGACGTGTCCGTCATGCGCCACAAACGGATCGTGTCTTCTGTCGGCAACGATGTGTAATGGCGGACGATGATTGATGTCAGCGACGTTCAATGGTAGACAGGAGAGTATAAAGCATGAAAAGAAATGATATATGTCCGAACTGTGGCAAACATTTGAGATGGTATCCTCCTGATATGTTTGGCGGTGGAACGTGGAAATGTACGAAATGCGGATATAAAAGGAACGAAGGGGCGGCAGTTAATCCGTGGAAAATATTCAAGCAACATAAATAGGAGTTTATATGATATATCACTTGAGCTGTCCGTATTGCTTCCATCTTTGGTGGAGTAAAAATGGATTTCCTAAAAAATGTCCAAAGTGTAGAAAACAACTCAGAGGTGAGCGCATGAGCGGAACAGTCTACCGTATTGAACCAGATGGATCAGAAACCGAAATTGCCTTCATCGACAGCCCGCAGGAGTTTGGTATCGTGATCGACGAAGACAGACAGAAGATTGATTACGAAGCGGGCTACTGCTACTCATGGACCGGTGATTTGCAAAACTCTGTCAAATAGGTTATCATATACACAGCAGATGCGACACGCCACTACGGCGTGTTTTTTATTTTTTAAAAAGGAAGTGAACTGGCTGGTGCTCCAGTATTTTGCCAACCATCTCGGCCGGGTGATTCCGGGTGCTGGGCCATACGACATTCCGGTGATCGCTCCGGAAGAGTATACGCCGTGTGTCTGGCAGAGCTTCAAGCATGTTGGATTCAGTAACAAGCGCAGACAGACGGGAATTCATTTCTTTCTCCCGGACTGTGAATTTGAACGCATCTGGACGACCACAGGAAAATACATCGAAGCCCTCAAGCAATTCGCTGGCGTCATGTCGCCGGATTTTTCTTTGTTTACGGACTGGCCTGTGGCGGCACAGATATGGAACCACTACCGAAAACATTATCTGGCCGCTCTCCTTCAGGAAGCAGGTGCCAAAGTCTATCCAACGATCAGCTGGAGTGACAAACGGAGCTATGCGTGGTGCTTCGACGGAGAACCTGTCGGCGCAACAGTGTGCGTGTCCAGTGTCGGAACCCAGTACTACGAAACAACACAGCGGCTGTTCCTGAGCGGATACGATGCAATGCTCGAACGGCTTCAGCCAAAGACAATTCTGTTTTACGGCAACGTCCCACCGGAATGCCGTGGCAACATCATTCCGATCGGATATGATCAGCTTAAATTCAGGGAGCAGACAGATGTTTAAATTGTTGTTGCAGTTGTTTGGCGGACGCGGCGCCGGTTCCGGGAACAAAGGCGGACACGGAGTCGGCGGATCCGCCGCAGGTATGAATGGTAGCGGAAAGAACGGCATGCTGACCGTATCAGATCTGGTAGCGTCCGGAAAAACTTTCGACAAAGACGACGAAGCGCTGTATGAAAAGTCAGGCCCAACAGTACAGAAGATTATCGACTGGCTGATCGACCAGAAAGACGGGAGCGGTAATCGTGTACAGACCGTAACGTTTACACACGTCAACAAGGACACCGGTGTGGTTGGAATCAAAATCGGCTGGGACGACGGGCATTCCACCGACAAGACGTTCAATACAAAAAAGAAGAAGTAAGGAGAGCGTATAGATGATTACCATCAAAGACGTTGAAGCCGCGTGGGATCTGATCCGTACAGCGGACAGGGAAGCGGCGTCTCTTTCAGACGAGATTCTGGAACAAGAAGGTACCCAGCAGGACATCCTGCACGAGCTGGAGCTGCTGACCCCGCCCTATGCGGAACGGGCCAAGCTGGCCCAGCGCCTCGGCAAGGTACGGCGGAAGCGCCGGGTCGCCAAGGATCAGTACGAGCTCCTGCAGCCACTGGTTGCATGGGCCAATGCCAACCCGGACGCAGTCAAGCGCTTCGGCGAAGTCGTCGGACAGATGCGGAAGATCACCGAGAAGAATTCCAAACGCATGTACATGTGCCGCGGGGAAGAGCGCGGAAGAATTATCGGGAAGTGAAGTGCCATGTTACAACTGCCGGACGCCCCGTGGATCCGGGAAGCCGAGCTGTTCGGCCCGCCGGAAGGGGATCACGTATACTGCCCTTACTGTAATGAAGAAGACCCGGAGTATTTCGTGCTGGACAGCAGCGGTGAAGTCATCGGCTGCTCCTGCTGTACCAGTCAGGCCGACCCGTTCGAGCCGGAATACATCGAGAAATACGGAAAGGATCCATACGCATGAAACGTACGCTGATATCAGCCTTTGCGGTGATCGTGTTCACCGCCCTCCTCTGTTTCACGGGCCTGTTGATTCGCAGTCAGCCGGCCCGTGTGCATATATATGACATCAGTCATCCTGTCGGAATCCGCTGAGCCGGAGAAAGGAACCATATGAAAAACCCTTTTGTGCAGTGCGTCGACCTGGAAGGCCACCCCATCTGGATCAACCGCGACAACGTCGCAACCTTTACCGTGACAGAGAACATGACAGCCATCGTCATGGCCGCCACCGTCGAGCAGAACGGTTACGTGTGGGTACAGGGCGACGTGTCCTACCTGCTGACCGCAGAGGAATGAAAGGAGAAACGCTATGAAGCAGAACACTGAAGCCGCAACGCAGTATACCGACCTCAAGTTTCCCATTGGACTGGCAGAGGTTCTCCAGAACGGAACTCATTACCTGTTCCGCGTTCCTGTAGACGGTGTCAAAAAGGGCGACCACGTCATGTGCAAGACGAAGAACGGGGAGATGCCCGGCGTGGTGGATTCCATCATCGCCATCATCCCCACGCAGGAAGTGCTCGACTTCGTCCTGCAGCTGGCCAACGTCTCCCGTCTGGAGCCCGTCATCGGCGTCACGCACGTCGCCTACATGGATGACCGGAATACCTACTATCGCGGAAAGGGAGTCCCGGTTCCCGAAAAGCCGAAGTGTGCGGGTAAAACTTCGCAGTGTGTCACCGTCCACCTGCCGAATGGCGACATCATGTTCGGCGCCTGAAAGGAGAAAGGCCTATGAGCTGGTACTGGATCGTCCTGATCGGAATCGCTTCCTTCGCCCTTGGATTCACCGCCGCCCTCTTCTGGCTCCGTGATGTCATCCGCCGCCGGAAGAAGAAAGAGTTTTCCGGTGCCAAATCCTATACGCAGATGAATCCGTATCTGTAACCAGTGACTGGGAGTGATGACCATGAATCCGTGGATGATCGCATTCTTCGCTTTCGGAGCCGGCACCTTCTTCGGTGTCATTCTTGCTGGAATCACAGTCACTTTGTTAGATATGAACGAATTATGAATTTGCATGTACAGAAAATACCAAACTGTACAAATCGCACTTCAGTATTCTGAGGATCGGCGAATCAGCCTGATCCATCAGCATAAATAGTCAACAAAAAATTTTTTGAAAATCGTCAAAATCTTGCAGCACGGATTTGCCGGAACGGCGTTATACTGTCCGCGGAACCGGTTCCCAGAAACTGTGAAGGAGAACAAAGCCAATGCTGATTGAAAAGAAAGTCGCTGACCTGAAGCCGCATCCGATGAACGAGTATCTGTTCGACGATATCGAGGGAGAGAAGTGGGAAGAGTTCCTGACCTCCGTCCAGCGGGAGGGTATCCTGCATCCACTGATGATTACCGAAGATGACACCATCATCTCCGGTCATCAGCGGTGGCGTGCCTGTCTGGCACTGAACATCTCCACCGTCCGCTGCTATGTCTACCAGCCGAAGGGCGACTGCCCGGAAGACGATATCCTGCTGGCCCTGATGGAATCCAATCTCCGCCAACGCGGATTTATCAACTCGCCTTCCGTCAAGCTCGGCCGGATCATGAAAGAGTACGAGCGCATCTTCGGCGCGGATAAACGTTCCTCTGGCGGGAAGCCCGGTGCAGGCGCCGTCAGCCGCAAGGATATTCAAGAACATCTTGGCATCGATAAAAAGGTTGCCAACTGTGCGAAAGCGTTGTCTGTGATGCCGGAGCCTGTGCAGGACATGGTGGAATGCGGTGCAATCCCACCGCGTGTCGCCTACGATGTGATCGCAAAACTCCCGCCGGAGCAACAGGTGGAGCTTGTGATGCAGTTGGACTCCATGCAAAAGTATACACAGGAGGAGATCCGGAAGCGGGCAAAGGAACTGACAGAGAAGTATCTCCCGCAGGCACAGAAGGTCGAAGAGCTTCAGGCAAGACTTGCCGAGTATCAGAATGGCGACGGGGAACTGGAACTGCGTCAGAAGATTCAAGATCTGCAAACCAAGGAACGTAACACTTACGAAGCGCTTCAGGAAGCGAAGCGTCAGCTGAAAAAAGCTGAAGCGGATCACGAGAAGCGCATGGACGCTATGGAAAAACTGCTCGACGAACAGGGCGGGGATTCCGCTGAGATCGCCCGGCTGACCGAGGAGCGCGACCAGTACATGAAAGACGCCGACGAAGCTCAGGCAGGGGCGGACATTGAACTGGTCAGCTCTCTGATCTCCGCCTGTATGAGCGCCTTCTCTGAGGTCGCCAATGACCCGCGCCCTCTATGCGGAGATCGCGCCGGAACGGCGTACCTGATGGTCAATAACATGATCGACCGCCTCGAACAGATCCGCGACCGTCTGGTCGCAGGCGACGAGTCGCTCGCATCCTGATATAGGATACTCCCTTATTATGCGTCAGTTGACCTGAGTCATCCCGGCCGGCTGACCTTTTTTATTGAAACTGCAAAGGAGTTTGTATGGCAGAAAGCATCGACACCGCCACCATGAATCTGTGGCAGAAGCTGGCGAAGGTCCGCTCCATTGCGGACGTCATCGCCAAGAACAAGTCCGGCTACGGCTACCGCTATGTATCGGAAGACGAGGTGCTGGCCAAGGTAAAAGCCGGTCTGGACAAGTACAACCTCTTCATTTACCCCATCCCGGACATGTCGTCCTTCAGTATCGTGCGCCGGGACTTCATCAAGAAGAAGTTCGACAAGGCCACTCAGTCCTACATCGACGATCCGCAGTCGGAATACTGCGTGCGCGGCTGGCTGAACTTCAGGGTCGTCAACACTGATAACCCGGACGATGCGATCGTCGTCCCCTGGCCGCTCGTCGGATCGCAGGCGGATGACTCTCAGGCCGTCGGTTCTTCCTTTACCTACTCCAACCGCTACTTCATGATGAAGTTCTTCGGCATCGCCACGCCGGAAGATGATCCCGACGAATGGAAGCGCAAGAAGAGCGAAGCAGCGGATGCAGAGGAAGCCGCCGCCGTCACCCTGCTGGTCGGCCAGCTGGACACCCTGATCCGCTCCAACCTGACCGAGGAAAACAAAGCCGAGATTACCGCCCTGATCAAGAAAAAGCTGAAGATCGACGGAAAACCGTCCAGCAACTACATGAAGATCAAGTCGCTTGAGGACGCGCAGAACATCTATGCCGCCGTCAGCGCTTATCTTGATAAGCAACAGAAGTAAGGAGGAACCAGCACTATGGCATTTCGTGACAACGCCTTTGCAACCGTCTGGGAAGTCAGGTCCACCCATGGAGCTTCCATGAGGGTGCGCATCTCCACGTCCTATAAGGATAAGAAGACCGGCGAGTACATCAACGACTTCGGGGACTACGTTTTCTTCAGCGGAGACGCCGCCAGAAAAGCAGCAAAGCTGAAGGAAAAGGATCGCGTCAAGCTCCTGCAGACCAGCGTCACCTCTCAGTACGACAAGGAAAAGAAGATCAACCGCTACACCTTCTGCGTCTGGGACTTCGAGATGGCCGACAGCAAGGGTGGATCCGGAACAAAGTCTTCTGCTGCCGCACCCAAGGCTGCTCCTGCAGTGGAAGAAGACACCGACGAGCTGCCCTTCTAAGGCGGTGCCGTCATGGCAAGCATACTTTTTGACGACTGGGTCTGGAGCTACTCCAGACTCCAGTCCTTCGAGCAATGCCCGTGGGGCTTCGCTCAGAAGTATCTGTACGGGGAAGTCCAGCGCGGGGAGCAGAATTTCTTCTCCGCCTACGGCTCCCTCGTCCACGAGCTTCACGAGCGCTGGTACAAGGGCGAGATCCAAAAGGAACAGATCATCCCGACCTTCATCCGCAAGTTCATCGCCCTGCCTGAGACGGATTCCAAACGCAGGAGCCGTTACCTAGCCAGCGGGCTCAACTACTTCGCTCAGGACATCTACACACCGGACGACATTGTCGGCGTTGAGCAGCGGCTGAAATTCCATGTCGGCAAGTACCGCTTCATCGGCATTGCCGACCTGCTCTACCGTGAAAACGGCGGGCTGGTTATCATGGATCACAAGAGCCACGACCTGCAGCCGCGCTCCGGTAAACGCAAACCCACCATCAAGGATCAGGAGCTGGATCGGTATCTGCGCCAGCTCTATTTATATGCCCATGCCTGCCGGGAGCTGAAGTTCGGGCAGGTGACCAAGCTGGTCTTCAACTGTTTCAAGTCCGGCATCCGTATCGAGGAACCGTATTCGGCGGCCGGCGAGCTGGAAGCCGTCAACTGGGCCATCGACAGCATCAAGCGCATCGAGAACTCCAAGGTCTTCCTTCCCATGCCGGACTGGTTCTTCTGTCATAACCTCTGCGACACCAGATCCGTATGCGACTACAAATAAGGCGGTGATTTGATGGACTCCAATATCAGCCGGGAAAGAATCGAAGAAGCCAAAGAGCGTCTGGGTGACCGGAATGCCGAGATCATCGCCGAGGTCATGAAGCTGGAAAAGTATAACCCTCAGCGCCGGATCGGGTGCTGCCCCAACCCTGCCCATCACGACGACACCCCAAGCTGTTCCTATAACCCGAGAGCCCACAACTTCTACTGTTTCGGATGCCACGCCACCTACGATGTCATCGACGCATGGATGAGCGCAGGAGACACCTTCCTGCAGGCGGCGGAAAAGCTGATGACAGAGGCCGACATGCCTCACAATTTCTCCTACCGCGGCATCCCGACCGACCGGGACTACGCCTACCCCAAGCCGGAATGGGCCGACAACAAAGACGAAGTCTACGCCTACTGGCGGAAACGCTGTATCTCTCCTGAAACCATCGACGCTCTTGGCATCATGCAGGACACCAACGGCAACACCTGCTTCTGCTACTGGGATCTGGAAGATGTGCTCCGCTGTGTCAAGGTGCGGCCGAGCCGCCCCATCCGCAAAGGGGTGGACAAGCAGAAGTGCTGGTGGATGAAGAGCGACACCATGCACCTGCTGTTCAATATGAACCACATCAATATCACCCAGCCTCTGATCATCTGCTGCGGGGAAGGCGACTGCGCAGCCGCATACGAGTGCGGGTTCACCAACTCGACGTCCATCCCTATGGGGGACGGAAATCTGCAGTTCATCACGCAGAACTGGGCGTGGCTGGAGCAGTTCTCCGAGATCATCCTGATCCATGACAACGACGAGGCTGGGCAGAAGTTTGTCAAGGAAGCTACGCGGCGCCTTGGCGAATACCGCTGCAAGGTGGTGGATGTGCCAGACCACTGGACGGACGATAACGGCGTTCCGCATCACGTCAAGGATCTCAACGAGCTGCTGGCCAGGGGCGGGAAGCAGGCGGTCATCGACGCCATCAACAGCGCAAAGGAACGGGAAATTATGTCGGCCGCTGACTACACCAAGGTCAGGGAATTCAACATGGACGACGTGGACGGCATCAAAACAGGATTCGAGGAGCTGGATTCTTCGATCGGCAAACTGTTCTGCGGAACCACCAACCTGATCACCGGTATCACCGGCTCCGGCAAAAGCTCCTTCCTGTCCACCATCATCAACCAGTCAGTGGATCAGGGTTTTCCGACGTTCGTGTACTCCGGGGAGCTTAACAACCCACTTCTTAAATCGTGGATCGACTTCGTACACGCCGGGCAGGCCAATCTGATCAGCGAGCAGAAGGACGGGCGTACGGTATACCGCATCAAGCCGGAGGCCAGCAAGCGCATCAATCAGTATTATGAAGGCCAGCTCTACTTCTACAAGGATACGGAGTCTCCGCAGATTTCCCGCATCATGGAATCCATTGAAGCCTGTGTGAAACGCTACGGTGTCCGCACAGTCGTACTGGACAACATGACCAGCGTGGATCTGGAAGCCAATGAGGAGAATAAGTACCACAAACAGGACGTCTTCATCCGGGACTGCGTCGAGATGGCACGGCGGCTGGACATCATTCTCCTGATCGTCCTGCATCCAAAGAAGATGATGGAGATCAGACCGGTAGATCTGTTCGACCTGTCCGGCGTAACGTCCAGCGCCAACCTGGCTCACCGCATCTTCTCTCTGTACCGCGTACAGGATTCAGACCGGGAGCTCAGTAAGACCGGGCGAAGGAAACCCTATACAAACTGCAACGTTCAGCTCCGCGTCATCAAAGACAGGTTTGGAAGCGCTCTGGGCAAGATCATCCCGCTGTTCTACGACATTCCATCCCGCCGTTTCTATGATTCGCCGGAAATGCTGGCGAAACATTATCACTGGGACAAGGAAAAACACGAGGACGAGCTTCCGTTCTTTGATATGCAGAAGTACCTGGCGTTGAGCGGGCAGGGAGGAGAGCCATTCTGATGCCGGGCTGGGAATTCACCATCATTAACCAACAGGAGCAGTCATGAAGAATTACGTCCCCTATCACGTACATACCATGCTGTCCAACTGCACCACCAACATCGACTCGGTGTCCCGGTACTACCAGTACACCGCCCGGGCGGCGGAGCTTGGCATGAAGGCCTTCGGCTTTTCGGAACACGGGAACATCGACGAGTGGCTGCACAAAAAAGAGTCTGTCGAGCAGGCCGGGATGAAGTATCTGCACGGCGTGGAAGCCTACGTCACCATGCACCCGGAAGAAAAGGTGCGCGACAACTACCACGTCATCCTGTACGCCCGGAATTACGACGGTTTTCTGGAGCTGAACCGTCTTGTCTCCGGTTCCTTCGAGCGCAAGGAGACCACCCACTTCTACTACGTCCCCCGCATCTTCATGGATGATCTGGAGCGGACGTCGGACAACATCCTCGTCACCTCCGCCTGTCTGGGCGGCCCGCTCAACGGCAAACCGGAAGACGAGCAGCTGTTTCTCCGCTTCATGCGGGCAAACCGGGGCCGCTGCTGGCTGGAGATCCAGCACCATCTGGTCGCCGAGCAGGCTCAGTACAACCAGAAGCTGTGGGATTACTCCAAACGCTACGGCATCCCGCTGATCGCCGGGACAGACAGCCACGCCCTCAACGAGCGCCATGCCCGGGGCAGGATCAAGCTTCAGCAGGGCAAGAACGTCCGGTTTGACAACGAAGCGGACTGGAACCTGCGCTTCATGAGCTACGACGAGCTGGTCAACGCTTACCGTGCCCAGAACTCTCTGCCAGGAGCTGTCTTCCTGGCCGCCATCGACGAGACCAATCACTTCGCCGACCAGATTGAGCCCTTTACCGTCGACCGCTCCATCAAATACCCCAACGTCTTTGCCGACCCGGTGAAGCTCTGGCGGGATGAAGTGTATCAGGCAGCGGAGCGACACCCATACGCCATGCAGCGGCACGGACGGGAAGCCCTGTTCCGCCGTCTGGACGAGGAGCTGGCCGTGTTTGAAAAGTGCGGCGCCTCCCCCTACATGGCGCTCAAGTATCACCAGCACATGTGGGAACAGGAACACGGCATTGCTACCGGCTACGGCAGAGGATCCGTCACCGGCTCCATGTGCGCCTACGTCACCGGTATTACCGACGTGGACGCCATGGAGTACGGCCTCAACTTCTTCCGCTTCATGAACCCGGAGCGCGTATCCCTCGCCGACATCGACGTGGACTACGCCGAAGCAGACCGGGACCTGGCCAAGAAATATCTGCTGGACGACAAGATGGGTTTCTCCGGGATTCAGACAGCGGAGATCATCACCTTCAACACCATTGCCACCAAGGGAGCCATCCGCGACATCGCCCGGGCAGACAACCTGCCGCTGGATGAAGTGGACAAGCTGACCAAGGCAGTGGACGCAGACGGGAACGTACCGGACGAGGTGCGGGCGCAATACCCGGAGCTGTTTGAGTATGTGGATATTGTCAGCGGCACCGTGGTTTCCTACGGGTCTCACCCCTGCGGCGTGCTGGTCACTGACCACGACGTCGCCGCAGAGATCGGCCTGTGCACCTCCTCCGGCTCCAACTACCCCATCACCTGCCTCAACATGAAGGAACTGGACAGCCTGAATCTGGTCAAAATGGACGAGCTCGGGCTGGATTCCAACGACCTGATCAACCGGGCCTGCCGTTACGCCGGCATCGAACGGCTGACGCCGGACAACATGGACATGGAAGACGCAAAGGTCTGGCAGTCCATCCGGGAAGACACGACCTGCATCTTCCAGTTTGAATCAGCACAGGCCACGGCCTATCTGAAGAAGTTCCTGTCCCCCGACATCATCGCTCTGGCCCGCTCCCGCAACCCAGGCTTCCGCATGATCGACTGGTTCGCCTTTGCCTCCGGCCTTCTCCGGCCCGGCAGCGCATCCTATCGTGATCAGGTAGCGGAAGGGAAGGTGCGCGACAACGGCTGTAAGGCGCTGAATGATTTCCTCGCAGATGAAGCCGGGTTCGCAACCTATCAGGAAACAGTTATGAAATGGCTGGAGCTCTTCTGCGGCTACTCCGGCAGCGAAGCCGACAGCGTCCGCCGCGCCATCGCCAAAAAGAAGGGCACGGAATCCCTTCTGCCGGAGATTGAACGGCGCTTTGTCGAGTACGCACCGGCCCATTACGACGACGTCACCACGGAGAAAGCCCAGCAGATCGTCAAGCCGTTCATTCAGACCATACTGGACGCCTCTTCGTATTCGTTTTCACGAAACCATGCGCTTGCGTACGCAATGATCGGCTACGCCATCGGCTATCTGCGCTATCACTACCCGCTCCCCTTCGTAGCGGCGGCGCTCAACGTCTACGCCGACAAGGCGGATAAGACGGCGGCGGTCATCGCCTACGCCCGGAGCCACGGCGTTACCGTGTCCCCGCCAAGATGGGGACACAGCCGGGCTGACTACATGTTCGACACCGAAAACGGCGTCATCTACAAGGGGCTGCTGTCCATCAAGCATCTGAACGCAGACGTGGCTGACCAGCTGTACGAAGCCGCTCAGCATCTGCCGCAGGACGCTTCCTTCATGGATGTCCTGAAGGTGATCGACCGGGAGACCGGTCTCAATTCCCTGCAGCTCGACATCCTGATTCAGCTCGACTTCTTCGCCGCCTTCGGCAACCCGTCGGAGCTGACCGCCATCAACGCCTACTTCACCGAGCTCAACAAGGGTACGCTCACCCGCGTCGCCAAGGACAAGGTGGAAGCCTACCGTCTGTCCGGCATCATCGAGTTGGCTGCCACCGACCAGGGCAAGGCGGGTACGCTCAAGAGCTGGACGATCACCGACATGCCGAAGCTCCTGTCCCTGTGCGAAGCCCACGTCCGCTCCCAGCATCTCCCGCCGCCGAAGCCTTCCGAAAGGGCCCGTGCCCAGATGGAGTACCTCGGCTACGTCGAGCCGCTGGGGAACGACGGCAAAGCCCTCCTCTACGTCACGTCCGATGTGCGCGTCCTTACGTCCAAGAAGACAGGCAAGCCGTGGGCCTACTCCTTTACGGCAGTCAGCCTGAAGGATGGGGGCACTCATGAATGGACGATCAAGGACGGCAGCTATCTGGAGCAGTTTGCCAAGGGTGACATCCTGCGCGTCGTCTCGGAGACCGGCAGCGGCAAACCTGTCTACACCAACTCATGGTACCCGAAGACCTACAACGGGCGGACATACTACTACCTGTGCCGTTACAGGCTGGCAGAAGCCAGCTGATGCCTCAGAAAGGGGGTGCTGCCGTTGCCAGCACAGCGCGCCGCGCCCACGGTCTCAGCGCTGAAGAAAGAGATCCGTGAGCACGAAGAACTTGAGCGCCTGCTGTACACAGCGCTCATCTCCGACCACATCGCCCGCGGGACAGATATCCGCGGAGAGCTGTGGGATTACGCAGAAGGAATGTCCGGGTGCGTCCCGGATGACATGGAAGACTATGGATACAACGATGACTGATTTCCGTCTGCCCGAGCCGCCAGCGTGGCCGGACGACATTACGTACTGCGGCGCCATGGACTGTATCGCCGGGTGCTACCGCAAGCAGAGCTGTATCAACTGGGAAATCCCGAGACATAAATACTACGGCGCATCCATCGCTGATTTCGGCGAGATCTGCGCCAGCTACGAAAGCGTGGTGAAATCCGATGAAAGTTGAACTGATCGCTGTCACGAACGACCCGGTCGCTACCTGTGAGCAGGCGGCGTCCACCTGTTATGACAGCCAGCCGTCCGAAGACGGGCGGATCCTCAAAGCCTGTGCCCGCACCGGCCACCTGTCGGTCTGGGAGCACATGAATTTTACCTTCCGTATCGAAGGCGTCAGCCGCGCCCTGCTGGCCCAGCTGACCAGACACCGCCTGATGAGCTTTTCCGTACGCTCTCAGCGCTACTGCAAGGAGAATGATTTCGGCGTGGTTACCCCTCCCTCCATCGCTCACAACGACGCGGCCCGGCAGCTGTACAACAACGTGATCGACTACATCCGCAACGCCTACGGCCGCCTGCTCGACTACGGCATGCCGCCGGAAGACGCCCGCTTCGTCCTGCCCAACGCCTGTGAGACGGAGCTGACGGTCACCATGAACGCCCGGGAGCTGATGCACTTCTGCCATGAGCGGCTGTGCACCAGAGCCCAGTGGGAAATCCGCGAGCTGGCCGGGGAGATGGCAGCCGCTGCTGAAGCAGAGGTGCCGCTGATCGGGCCGTACCTTGTCCCCAAGTGTGAAATCAACGCCGACTATCCCTTCTGCCCGGAGCGGCAGGGGTGCGGACGGCATAAACATTTAAGCGAGGTTTATCAGAATGACGACACAGCAGATTGAGCAGGCAGTCTCCCATCCCGTGTACTACACGAGAGGAACCATTGAAACCTGGGACTTCATCTCTGACTGGCGGTTGGATTTCCTGCGGGGCAACGCCATTAAGTATCTCGTCCGGGCCGGGCACAAGGACGCGCTCGAACAGGATCTGCGCAAGGCGCTCGAATACCTGAAGAAGCTCGTTACCAACACCACCTACCCCCGGGAGACGGAGTGGGCGGATTATACCCCGCAGATCGACCCGGTGGCCTTTGCCCGGGACAAGGAGCTGGATCCTCCTCTGGCCGCTGCCGTCGTAATGATTACCCGGTGGGACATCGCCGGCGCCATCCATTTTGTCAGCGAAGTGCTTGACCGGATGGCGGAAGATGCCAGGCGTCAGAAGCCGGTTGTTTACGGCACGGACGAGGAGCGTCTCTCCGACAACCGCAACGATCCGCGCATCGTAGAATTTGGAAAAAGGATGGGAGAGGACCGATGATTACCTTATACGGGGCGCACGGCTGCCCCCGCTGCCAGATGCTTGCCTCCATGATGGCCAAGAAACACATGGAGTTTGTAAAAAACGAAGACATTGAGCTGATCAAAGCAAAAAATTTCGACGCCATTCCGATGCTTGAACTCGAAGATGGGACGCTGCTCGACTGCGGGGCAGCGGTGAAATATATCAACAGACAGGAGTGACCGACCATGACCGATGAGGAGAAGAAGGCATTGCTTTCTCAATACCTGCCGTTCCAGAAGGACCTCGACTTCATCGACTCCTACTGCAACGCCATCAACGCCGCTACCGGAAGCGACGTCGACCCCAACTCCAACGTGCGCACCAAGAACGTCAGCACGCTTGAGTCCGAGATCCACAAGAAAGACAACGTTTTCGCCAACCGCCTGCGCATGTTCCAGACCATCCGGGACATGTACGGGGAGGAGCTGGCTTATGAATATCTTCGGCAGCTGAACGACCATGAGATCTACCGGCACGATGAGACCGGCGTAGTGGGCAAGCCCTACTGCGCGGCCATCAGCCTGATGCCCTTCCTGGTCAACGGCCTGACCACGCTGGGCGGGCAGTCCGAAGCGCCGACCAATCTGGAAAGCTACTGCGGCGGCTACATCAACTTGGTATTTGCCGTCTCCGCCCTGATCCTCGGTGCCTGTGCGACGCCCGAGTTTCTGGTGGCCTTCGATCACTTCGCTCGGAAGGATCTCGGCGAAGATTACTACCTCCGCCCGGACGACGTGGTCTTCAGCTCCCCTTCCCGCCAGCGTACAATCGACCAGTACATTTGCGACAAATTCCAGCAGGTCATCTACAGTCTGAATCAGCCTGCCGGGAGCCGCACCTATCAGTCGCCGTTCGTCAACTTTTCATATTTCGATAAGGGTTATTTCGACGCCCTCTTCAACGGCTACTGGTTCCCCGACGGCGACCAGCCGAAGTGGGAAAGCCTGCGATGGCTGCAGAAGCGCTTTATGAAATGGTTCAATGCCGAGCGCAGCAGGAAGATCCTGACCTTCCCGGTCGAGACGTTCTCCATCCTGAACGACGGTGAGAATTTCCCTGATCAGGACTCCGCCGACTGGATCGCTCAGATGTACGCAGAGGGGCACAGCTTCTTCACCTATACGTCGAAGCATGCGGACGCGCTCTCAAGCTGCTGTAGACTGAGGAACGCCATTGATTTAGAAGAAAACGTCTTCTCCTATTCCCTCGGCGCCGGTTCCATCCAGACGGGCAGCAAGTGCGTCATCACCATGAATCTGAACCGGCTGGTGCAGAACGCCGTGCGCGACGGCAGGGATATCGGCGAGGCCGTCCGGGAGCAGACGGAGAAGATCCATAAGTATCTCTTCGCTTTCGACAAAATCCTGATGGACATGACAGCCCATCACATGATCCCCATCTACGACGAGCCCGCCATGATCGACCCCGACAAGCTGTACCTGACCACCGGGATCTCCGGCCTGAATGAAGCTGCGGAGTTTATGGGAATCGAGCCCAGCGATAACGAGGCGTACAGGGATTTCGTGCAGATGATCCTGAAACCCATCTATGAGCAGAACAAAGCTGACCGCTCCCGTACGCACAGGCTGAACACGGAATTGGTGCCTGGAGAAAACCTCGGCGCGAAGCTCCGCAACTGGGATGCCGAGGACGGTTACGTCGTACCAGACCGTCCCGCCTACAACAGCTATATCTTCCGCTCGGACGACCCCACGATCGACCCGATGCAGAAGTTCCGCATGCACGGGGACGCCTACACCGAGTGGCTCGACGGCGGCTCCGCCAACCACGTCAACCTCGACGAGCACCTGTCCAAGGAGCAGTACGCTTTCCTGCTCAGGTACGCCGCGAAGCACGGCACCGGGTTGTTCACCTACAACATACCCAACACCGTCTGCCGGGACTGCGGCCACATCAGCAAGCACTATCTGAAGAAGTGCCCGAAGTGCGGCAGCGAGAACCTGGACTACGCCAGCCGTGTGATCGGCTACCTGACGCTGATCTCCGCATGGTCGATGAAGCGGCAGGAGGAAGCGAAGCGCAGATATTACGCGAAGCCGGAGCTGGTCGAGAAGGGGTGAGTCGATGAGCAAGGTTGTTGACCTGACAGGCCAGCGCTTCGGCAGGCTGGTGGTCGTCGGGCGTGCTGACCCGCCAAAGGACAAGCATGGCAACACCAGATGGCACTGCCGCTGCGACTGCGGGAACGAGACAGATGTTGTGGGTTACAGCCTGCATCGAGGGATGACAGCCTCCTGTGGATGTCTGCAGAAAGAAGCACGTAAGACTCACGACCAAAGTGGCTCCCGCTTATATCGCATCTGGAAAAATATGCGCACAAGATGCGCAAACCCGCACAATCAGTATTACGACGACTACGGCGGGCGTGGAATTACCGTCTGTGAAGAGTGGCATGATTTTGTGAACTTCATGCAGTGGGCGGAGAGGACAGGATATCGTGAAAATCTGACCATTGACCGCATTGACGTTAACGAAGGCTATAATCCTGTCAACTGCCGGTGGGTGACCATGCACGAGCAGAACCGCAACAAACGCAACAACGTCAACATTACCTATCACGGCGTTACGCGATGTTTATTTGACTGGGCTGCGACGTTGGGAATCAATGCGGGGGCGCTGTGGATGCGCATCTGTCGTTATAATTGGGATATCGAACGCGCCTTCACCACACCGGTACAACGGCACTGCAAACATGCCCAGCAGGAAGAGCAGGTGGCGTCATGATCAGATACATCTCTCACGCCCTGACCTTCGCTGAAGTACCGGACGAAGTCTCCCTCTGCCTCAACGTCAGCAACTGCCCTCACCGCTGCCCCGGGTGTCACAGCCCGGAGCTCCGGGAGGACGTCGGCCGGGATCTTCTCGAAGCCCTGCCCGGCCTGCTTGAACAGTACGGCGGCGACATCACCTGTGTCTGCTTCATGGGCGAGGGCAATGATATGGAAGCGCTCTGCCAGTGTCTGGCCATGGTCCGGCGGCACGGCCTGCTGACCTGCCTGTACACCGGCTGCCAGAAACCAAGCGCCGTCCTTCAGGCGATCCCCTATCTCGATTATCTGAAGCTCGGCCCCTATGATTCATCGCTCGGCGGTCTGGCCAGTCCATCCACTAACCAGCGGATGTACCGGCTGACATTCGACCCATCCAATCCGGGTTACCCGTCCTTCCACGACATCACATGGAAGTTCCAGCCCAGAGAGGGGGAGGTGATTCAATGAGTCGTCATGTGATTGATCTTACTGGCCAGCGCTTTGGCAGGCTGGTGGTGATCGGGCGTGCTGATCCGCCGAGGGATTTGCGAAGAAGGGCCCGATGGCGCTGCATATGCGACTGCGGACGCGAAGTAGAGGTCTATGGGTTCAATCTAAGCAACGGGAACACAGCGTCCTGTGGGTGCCTGCAGGTAGAACGTTCCACCGCAGCAAGCACAACACACGGCCAATCCGGATCACGGTTGTACGTAACTTGGTGCGACATGTTGCAGAGATGTGAAAACCCACACAATCCACGTTACAGCAACTACGGTGAGCGGGGGATCGCCGTCTGCGAAGAATGGCATATCTTTACTAACTTCATGCAGTGGGCTGAGCGCACTGGGTACCAGGACGACCTGACCATTGACCGTATCGATGTTAACGAAGGGTATAACCCGGTCAACTGCAGATGGGCGACAGTGCGCGAGCAGAACCGTAATAAACGAAACAACGTTTTGATCACCTACTGCGGCATCACACGGTGTCTGGCCGACTGGGCGATCACGCTTGGGATTCACCCAGTAACGTTGTGGGAGCGCATATTTCGTTATCATTGGGACATCGAACGCGCCTTTACCACGCCAGTACGCCAACGTCACGAACGCAACAAGCAGGGAGAGCAAGTGGCGTCATAATTTATCATGATCTGCTCCAGTAACTCTTGTTTGATAAGAATATCTGGAGCAAATAAGCAGAAAGGATAATTCATCATGCCATCCGAACAGGGCGCCAAACAGGTCGCCATCATCAACAGCCAAGGCGTTGAGTATTTCAAAGAGTTGCGCCGCAAGCGCCTGAAGGCCATCCTCGAATTCGCACGCAAGGAAGTCTACACCGGTCAGGTCGCCCTGACAGAATGGCTGGCCGAGCGCGGGCTTGGGTGCAATCAGGGGCAGCTGTCCAAGGATCTGGACACGCTGGGCCTGACCCCCTACATCGACCGCTACGGCGAGAAGCATCTCGGCAGGCGCAGCAAGATCCTGCACGATCAGGTCGAGGAGCGCTACGTCAAAATTTTTCAGGAGGCCGTCAGGGAAGTCTATCTCCACGGCGACTCCGTCATGATCGACACCGTACCGGGCGGCGGGCAGATCGTCGCTACCATCGTTGAGTCCGCCTGCTGGCGCGAAGTCGTTGCCATCTACTACGGTATGAGTAGCGTAACCATCACCTGTTTCAGTGACGTCATGGCTGAGGACATTATGGACCGAGTAAAGGAGGGGATCCTGTGAACGACATCGAGAAGGTCAACCGCCGCTTTAAGGCCCACTACTACACCCACGGCAAAATGGAGCAGTGCTTCGAGCCACCGGAGTTTCTCCTGTCACAGGGGATCTACCCCACGAAGATCCGACCCGAAGATCTCCCGCCGTGGTACGTCGAGCTCACCTACTGGAACACACGCTACGTCGACACCAGCCGGGTGACCAACCTGATCTACCGGCCATGCCGCCTCCCGCACCACAACCATCTGTTCAAGGACGACATGATCTTCCTGCACTACGACGGCACCGAGCCGGTGTGGGACAACAAATACGTCGGGCTCTTCCTGACCAGCGAGCACGAAACCCTGTGGGGATGGCCGCTGGTCTACGGGATGATTTCCGCCCGGGAGTATTCCGGCATCGACATCTCTGAGCAGCTGGACACGCTGCGGGCCAAGATCCTCCGCTACAACGAAGAGTACAGGGAGCCGTGGCCTGACCCCAACATCCCCTACGACCCCGACGAAATCATCGCAGACGCTGAAAAGCACGTCAAAGAAAGAAGGGAAGCCTATGAAGCCTTACATCCGGGCACATATCGCCCTTGACACCCAGCCAGCCATCCTCGATTTCCTCAAGCTGATGGCCGGCGAAGACAGCAACTACGTCGTCGAAAGCAAGGACGGTACGCACCGGGTCAACGCCCGCTCCATGCTCGGCCTGCTCTACATGGCCACCGAGCATCCGACCGAGCTGTTCCTGCTGAACACCACCCATGACGGGGAATTCCCGCCCGCGCTGGACAACTTCCGCATGTACGGGACGCCCAGTACCGAGCAGATCACATTCTGACATTCCGCAGTAAACGCGGATAGCTGTTAAAAATATGAGCAATATCTCATAATATGGCCGTTGGCGAAAGATAAACGCAGTGGAAGACAATACATCGCGTCCGTATGCGGGAACATGTGGGGGCGTACCACGTTAAAATAGTCACTGACATCCCGGCAGACGTGCTGCAGGAGTGCGAAGCTCCGCACGGCCTTTACTTCCGACATCAGGAATCTTTACTCTCAGCGCTTTTCCGTATGCGAAAAGTAAAGAACAAAAAAGACCGCCGATGTTGACCGGCGGCCCGTATGGTATAACAGAGAAAGGGCGAAGTGTGAGTCCGGATCCGGAGACCCGCTACATAAGTAACGCACACCCGGCAGAAAACGCAGCCCGACAGAGAACGCGGTCGCTTTGCTCTCGCTGCCTGTACAGTGAGTCCGCGCTCCTTCTGTACCGGCTTCATGGCGACGGTGCAGATTTTTATCGTTCCGCAGCAAGCTTCGTTAGCGCAGCCTGTCGCTGCACAAGGTCACAATCGCGCAGATCGCAAGGACCACATTCGCAATCGCACTGACGATAGCACAAATCTGATTTGTCATCGACCATCACCCCCTCTATGAGCAGGGAAGTGACGCACCTTATTGTCCAATTCGCCCTCTCGCAGGCCGCCATGACAGCCTGCGTGCTCAGTATATCACTGGACGGGCCGCCGTTCAATATATATTTCACTCACCAACCATGAAAAGGAGAAAGCATTATGGCTACGAAAACCAAGGCCGCCTCTACCACTACTCCCAACGAAGTCACCCCTGAAGAGATCGACCGCCACTACACCTTCCGCAAGGTGGCGAAGTTCCGCAAGGTGTCCTTCGAGCAGTTCAAGCACGACATGATCGACTGCGGCTTCAACCTGCCCGACGCCGTCATGAAGGAAGCCTATGACGCCATCAAACTGCCCGTCCGCGCCACTGCCGGTTCCGCCGGGTATGACTTCTTTTCCCCCATCCCCTTCGCGCTGAGCAACATGACGGTCAACCCCCGCGGCACCACCTTCCCCACCGGCATCCAGTGCGAGCTGCACCCAGACTTCTGCCTGATCATGATTCCGAAGTCCGGGCTGGGCATCAAACAGTACAGCCGCCTGGGAAATTGTTTAGGTTTGATCGACAGAGACTACATCTTCTCCGACAACGAGGGCGACATCTTCATCAACATCCGCTCTGACATCCCGGGCAACCCGCCCGTCGAGATCAGGGCCGGTCAGGCCATCTGCCAGGGCGTCATCCTGCCCTTCGGCACGACCGACGACGACGAGACCACTGAAGCCCGCAACGGCGGTCTGGGCAGCACCGGCAAGTAAGCAGATCATCCCGATCGGGTACGATCCGGCGGTCATCCGTTGAAATCTTCCCGGTCGGGTTTTTCAACACAAAGTCAGCGTAAGAAAGGAAGCTTATGGTTACAGAGAAATTTAGAATCAGTGATATGGAGCGTGTTAATTTTCAGGGGAAGCCGGCTGTTGCAGGCGATCTGAGATTCCCGATTATCCGCAGCTGCCAGTTTACCATGATGCTACTTGATGAGCGCTACCATATGGTCGCCACCGTGGTCGACGAGTATCTGTCGGATTACCAGACCCGCGAAAGCGTAAACTATCTGTGCGCATCGGGCCCGGCAGGCCATTTCAGTCCTCACTTCTTCTGTCCGCTGGATGACGATAAGCTGTGCGGTGACGCCACCTGGGTAGCTGTTACGTATCTGCCATACACAGCAGACTGTTGTTTCCGGGACACATCAATAGCGTTCAACCTGTCGAGGATGCCCGTAGAGCTGCGCCAGCATTCCGACGGCCATCTCTACTACCCACCGTACAGCCAGTTTGCCGACGGGCGCACGCTGTATTACCGCTTGAAGCTTCCGGATAAGTGCTGGCGGGACGAAGACGGCGACGTGATCCTTATCGACGAATGTGGTGATTCGGAAAATCTCCCGACAGACCTCTACGTCTACGACGACCGGGGCGACGAGCGCATCCTTTATGTCCCGGTTGACGCCATCAGCCCGGCCTGCAGCCACATCCGCGTCGCCTGCTACACAGATACACCCTACACGCCCGGCTCCGAGGCGGCCAGGGCCTGGCGGCTGGATCATGACCCATACGCGTACCGGCTCGAATACCACCCTACAGCCGCCTCAGCTCAATGTGACGGCCCCTCTGCTATGCAGGTGGATAAGTTGTAAGGGTATCACGACAGGCCCCGTCACACGTCGCTGAGGTTCCTCTATACACATTGGCAATATTTCCAAAAATTGCCGAAATGCATTACCACAAGGAGAAGACTATGAGAGGACACTTTGAAACCGTCGGCGAAGTCATGGAGGAGATCAACGCCATTGATTCCGTAATCGCGACGTTCGACAACGCCGACACATCTGCCCTGAACGATGATACCGTCGGTCTGATTCTCGATCTGCTCGAATCCTACCGCATCGTCCTGCGCTGCCTGAAGCTGGAGCAGGTACACTGAGTAAAAAACAGCCCGACTGGCCTCACCGCCGGCCGGGCCTTTTACAACTCTGTTTAAGTTACAGTACTGGAGAAAGTTATGATTGACAACCGCGGCCCCACAGGCTATACTGGAAACGACATGGGGCTGACTGCCCCGGCGTACCTTGACAATATGATACCTCAGTGTTCTGTTCAGGGTATAATACGGGGAAAGGATGCCCCCATGTTAAGCACTGATTTATCGATACCAACCACACCCCGCACACACGCCCCTACTCTGATCGAATTCGTCGAGCACACTTTCCGCTCGTCCTTTATCGACAACCTGGAGCTGACCACCCAGCGCAACTATTCCCGCTATCTGGAGAGCTACATCTACCCGTTCCTCGGCCGCGTTCCTATTGATCAGATCACTATCGTCGACATCCAGAATCTGTACGACTGGCTGGCCCACGGCTCGCAGAATGGCTTCAGGCAGGACATCACCAGGCGCACCATTGAGCGCATCGGCGGCTTTCTCGGCCGCATCCTCCGGGTGGCAGAGGCCCTTCACGTCATCCGGGATTCGCCCTACAAGCCCATCCTGCTTCGCAACCACGGCGTCCCGTCCCACCACCACAAGGCGGTGACAGACGCAGAGGTCGCACGCATCCGTGCCGAAGTCCCCGGGCTGACCGACCGGCGGGAGCGCCTGTACGCTGCACTGCTCGTGTATACCGGTATGCGCCGGGAAGAGATCCTCGGCCTGCGCTGGGAAGACATCAACCTGAAAGAAGGCTACGGCCACATCACCCGCGTCGTCGTCTACCCGGACAACAAGCACACCGTGATCAAAGATCATCCCAAGACAGCCAGCTCCGAGCGCATCTTCCTGATCCCGGACGCACTGGCCGACATCCTCCGCCCCGAGCAGCGCCGCTCCGGTTTCGTAATCGAAGGCCGCACCCCGAAGCAGCCCGCTTCCATCTCCACGTTTCAGCGGACGATGCGGGCCGTATTCAAGAAGCTCAGGATGACCGGCTACAACAACCATGACTGGCGGGCTACCTTCGCCACCCAGCTCAAGGAGTCCGGCATGACATCGGCACAGGTTGCCGACCTGCTTGGGCACGCCGACACCCGTATGGTCGAAACCATCTACGCGACGGCCCGGAAGGAAGGGATTCTCAAGTACAGGGGCGCCGTCAATACTGCATTTTTATGCAAATAGCACCCATGTGATACCTCATTTTTATGCAAAACATTTTTCACGTCCGTTGACATCGTGGAGGTCGTAGATTCGAGTTCTACTGGTCCCACCATTCAAAGGACTCTGTGAAATCAGGGTCTTTTGTCTTTTTGGTTTTTGACAGAATCAGAAAAAACCGTATATTATGCGCCGTGTTGTATGCTGACCTGAACGCTGGGGCACCCTGTTTTCAGTTGAGCACACAGTACGCACCAGAAAAAATAAGGGATAGCAAGCGATTGAGTTCGCCTGTTATCCCTTTTTTTACTTGCTTCAGCGACGTGTGACGGGGCCTGCGCTGATGCCCTTACAAACTTTCCGGGTGGACACATCATAACCCACCACACGTCGCTGAGACACGCTGAAGACATGCCTGGCCTTGGATTTGACAAGCACCAAAAGTCTTGCACGACCGCCTCACGTATGCTATCATTCATATGCCGTGGATGGTACCTACGAAGCTCACCTTAAAGCATAAAGCATATGATTTATGTGAGGAGGTGGTCTTATGACAGAGTATCAGATTTTGGTGCTGGTCATTATGATCATGCAGTTGGTCATCGCTGCGCTCAAACACGATGACTGATAAAGCTTACCCCCCCCAATGAGTGTACAGCCTTGGGGAATACCGCCCAAAAGGAATTGATCAACCGGCAGGCGGTGTTTGAAGCAAATCCAAGCCATGGCAGGATGGTGTGCGGGATATCACGTACACCATTTTTTTATTGTCTCCAGCGTGCTTCAGCGACGTGTGGTGACGCCTGTCTTCAGACCCTTACAACTTATCCACCCGTGTGGTCAAGGCCCCGTCACATGTCGCTACGGCTCCTCAGTGACTATCTACGCTAAGCGTAACGCTGTCGCAGGTGATGGGCGGCCATTGGTTCCACGTCGTCTGCGGTTCGTAGGTGACCGTTACAGATCCCTTGCCGTCCTGATAGCCCTGATCATAGGCATCCGAAATAATCTTCTCGATCTCCTCTGCCGTGATCATGATCCTGCCGTCCTGGCCTGCTTTAAGAATTACTGGCTTCATATGCTTCCTCCTTTGGGTAGAAGTTATAAAATCTCGCCAGCTTCATGGTCATCGTGAAGTTGGCCACGTCCATATTCACTGACTTGACAATGTACTGGTGTAGCTCGCCCGTGATCGGCGAGTGGTATTCGATTTTCTGATTCACGTCGATAAACGGGATCAGCACGGTCGTCAGCTCCACGTCGGTGTTCATCCGGCACTTGAGATAATTCTCATATTCCCCGCGCTGGTAGGCCAGCTCCGTGGTGTAGATGCCGGCGTATTCCCCGTCGTACAGCACCTGCCTGATCTGCCCCGCTGCGATGGTCATCTCGGTCGTCATGCCCGGTGCGTCATTCCGGTCGCAGGCGTACGGGCTGTCAGCGTTGCGCACGTAGCGGATGTCCACACAATCGTTCAGCTTCTGATCCGCTGCGATGACGGCCGTCGACGGTATCTCATTCATTTCCCGGACGATCACATGGATCTCCTTCTGCCCCAGCAGGTAGAATTTCTTGACGATCCGGGTCTCGTTGTCAACCGTTTCCGGTACATCCAGACACCGGGCCACATAGGAGTACCCCGCCTTGAGCGCACCGGCCGCCAGCTCATTCCCGTTTGAATCCAGAAGATCCGCCGTGCTCTGCTGCTGGTCATCCGTCAGATCAATGTGAATTTTCGGCGACGCCGGGGAATCCTCTGCCGGGGTAAACCCGTACTTCTTGTTGTTCTCCAGTGTCTCCATCGTTGACAGCACAAAGCCCAGCGTGTAGGTCTGCCCATTCAGCACACAGCTCGTTGCCGTGTAGTGGCTCTTGATCGACTTGCCGTAGATCTCCGTCGTGTTCTTGATGTTGCTGAAATCAAATGATCTGTTCTCCGCGATGATCAGGTCGTCCAGATCTTCCGGCCCCAGCAGGCACGGCTCGTTGACATGCATCGGGATTTTCTGTGCATGGTATGTCCCGTTGGCGTCGTAGAACTGCTCGTACCACGGGAAGAGCGCCAGCACTGTCCGCAGGATGTCGTAGGGGTAGGAGCCGATGCCGAAGGTCAGATCATATGGCAGTACGTCCGGGAATTCCTCGATCTCAACGTCCTTGTAAGGGAAGAACCTTGCGATGGTGTCGGTCAGCAGCCGTGGGATGTCTGTATTATATACGTACTTCACCCCGGTACCGATCTGACTCCCCCGCTCCGACGTCCCGTAGGCCATCAGGTCGACCAGCGACATATGCATTTCCTGCGTCGCCGTGTCAAACCTGAAGGCGTCCGAGGACAGCAGCAGCGTTCCAAGAGCGTACCACTTCCATGTGCCGTCCGGCTTCTGCAAGCCGATGCTGAATCTGACCAGCTTGTCGACCCAGCCAATCTCGAAGTTGTCCGTCATCCAGCTCTGGTCGGTCACCACCATGGTCAGATCTGCCGTCCGCCTGATGTCCGTCGTGGCGTCGATGTTGAAATTCACGTCCGCCGTGTCGCCGGTCAGCTCGCTCTCTACCTGCAGGTATTTGTTCAGCAGCTCCAGCTTGTACCGCACGACGTGGTTGGTCTGGTTGATCAGCTGGGAGTCTTCAGATGAATAACTCATGAGCTCACCCACGCTTCCCCATGATCAAACGGCACGGTCGGCCGTTCCACTTCCCCGATCTGCGTCCAGTCAAACGTGACCACGGACATGCCCGCGATCGCGTTGTAGGATTCCTGCGGCGTGCCGTCGATCCCGACGATCATCGCCTTGCCGTCGCTGGTCTTCAGCAGCTTCTGCGTGTCGGTCATCAGCCACTCCATAAACTCCTGCCGGTATGCGTCCGCCTGATCAAAGGACGGCTCAATGCAGCCTTCGCCAGACGGGTCTGGTTTCCACGGCAGCCAGATGGCAGAGCAGGTGCCCGTCCAATAGTTGGCCTGTGTGTTGCTGACCCTGTGCGGGAATTTCCCGGACAGAGTCACGATATAGTTGACCGGCCGGTTCTTCTGGGTCTTGATGGCAAACCGGCTCTCGCTGGTGCCGAAAGCGCTGTGCCATGACCCGGTAGAGTCGGCCAGAATAATGCCGTCGAATTTACATTTGATGGTGGTCTCCGCACCGCCGCGCCACACGCCCGGCTCATCGAACACACATGCTTCGTAGGTGTATTCGATACCGGCGATGGCTTCCATGTCCACGTAGCTGTAGGTCAGGTCGTCCGAGCTGCTGACAGTACCACTTTTCAGTACCTTGTAGTTGCTGCTCCCGGCAAACCGCCTGCGCAGCTGATACGTGCGGAGTACGCTTACAGGATATCCGTCATCCGCCCATGCCACCCTGACTCTGATGTTGGCGTAGACCGGGTCGTTTACGCATGTGATGGTTTCATACATATATTCACCCCCAGGGGAAGGGGCAGTCCCGTCGTGGGGCTGCCCCATTTTTTAATTCGCGCCCTTCTTGTACAGCGCCTGCAGCAGATACGAGGGCAGCTGATTGATAATCGCGTCGCCCAGATCCTTTGCGTTCTGCACCTCGTTCAGGGTCATGGTGCCGATGTCGATGTTGACGTTGCCGCCAATCGACGCTTCGAGCAGCTTGCTCAGGTCGATGCTCTGCAGCAGGCCTTCGAGGAGGCCGGACTGCTCAGACCCGGACACGATGCTCTGGTAGTAGGGCTCGAAGTCAAGCCCGCTCAGCTTGTCCTCTACCGGCACAAGCACGTTGCCCAGAGAATCAAGGATGCTCGATCCGCTGATCAGCCTCTCGCCCAGCGGGCCGTAGATGTTGCTGTCCGCCTTCGACTTTTCGAGGTCGCTGATGATGTTGTTGAAGATGGCGTCGTTCGCCGCTTCCTGCGCGCTCTCGAGCTCATCCTCGTCCGCTTCGTACTGGAAGCCTGTGTCTTCGTGGTAGATCAGCAGCCTGCGCTGTCTGGCCTTGTCCAGATCATCCAGAGCCTCCATCAGCCGGAGCTGTTCCTTGTAGCTGTCGTTCTGCTTCCTCAGGCGTTCGATCTGCAGGTCGATGATCTCATCGTTCCACTCTTCCTGACTCTTGCGGATGTCAGCGATCGTGTCGAGGTTGCCATTCAGGTTACTGCGTAACTCCTGATACTTCTCAGACAGCGGGTCGAGCCCGTTCATCTGCTCCTGAATCAGTTTGTTCTGCTCCTGCAGGTTCTCGATCTGCTTCATGCCGACCGAGATCAGGCTCCGGTAGGTGTCCTCATACTTGGCAGACCCCTGCGCATCCAGCAGGCTGTTCATGTCTTCCAGATTGCGCTGGATCTCCTCCAGGTAGTCGAAGCCGGTCTTCAGGTTGGTCAGCGGGATGTCCGCCATCTCATCCTTCAGCTCGCCGATCTCTGTCTTCGTGGAGTAGATGGACTCGCGCAGTCTTTCCAGCGTGGACATGTACTCGTACCACGTATCACTGCCGATCGCCAGCGGGTGCTCCCACGATGTGGTCAGCAGGGACTTGATGGTCTCGAAGTTGGCCAGCGCTTCCTCGGAGCCGTCGGTCATAACCATGCCGAGCTTTTCGCCCAGCTCAATGATCTCTTCGTCCGTGATCGGCGTCACCGGGACGTCGGTAATGGAGAAGTCCAGATCCTCGGGCTTCGTTTCTTCGGCGACCTCCTGCTGGGTTTGGATCGCTTGCTTTGCGGCAGATGCTGTGATGTACGAGCCGTTAGTCATCGACCTGTATTTGCCACTGGACGTCTTGTAGTACGTAGTCCCGTTGATAGTGAAGGTGGAGGCCTGCTTCTTGGAGGTCTCCTCTTCCTTCTGGGCATTCTTCCGGGATTCTGCGTACGCCTCCTGCACTTCCGGCTTGACGTCTTCAACGATGCTGTAGGTGTTTTTCTTGACGTGCTCGGCGATGGTATCCCATACCTCGCGTCCGCCTTTCAGGATGGCGTTGACCAGATCACCGTCGACACCAAGCTGATCCTTCAGTTCCTGAATCAGCGCGGTCTCTTCGTTCTGGGCATTGGCCAGCACCTGCTCCATCGTCTGCAGGGAGTCCACGTAGTCGGTCACCTTGAGCTCTTCGCCGTACTGCTTCTTCATGGACAGCAGGCTCTCGAAGGTCTTCTGCTGATCCCTGAGCAGGCTGTCGATGCGGTCGAAGTAGTCAACGACATGCTCCAGTTTCTGCGCGCTCAGCGCTTCCATCTGGGCGTTCAGCGACTGCAGGGCTTCACGGCAGGCAACCAGCTTGTTCCAGTATTCCTGATACGCCTGGATGCTCTTAACCGTGTCCTCGTCGCCATACTCCTTGATGTCAATGGTGCCGTTCTGAATCTTGTCGATGATGTCCTGCGAGAATCCCTTGCCGGCCATCTCATTCAGGAAGTCCTGGTACCGCATGACCGCCTGCATGTTCGCCTTGATTTCCTCGGCGACGTTGCCGATGGCGTCATCCAGCAGCTGATTCTTGGACAGGTAGTGGATGGCGTCGTCCGTCGCGTTGATGAACGCGGTCGTCTTCTTCTTCAGCACAGACAGGTAGGTCGGGATCCAGTCGATCAGCTTCTTCAGCCATTCGAGGAATTCCTTGCCGATCTTTTCGCCGGTTTCCTTGTCGATATTTCCCGATGGGCCATGCTGGATGTTCGAGTGCTCCTGCATCGCCTGCTGCATCGCGTGCTCGGGAGATGTGAGCCACTTGTACAGGTCGTCGCCGGCGCTGGAAGACATGTTGCCGCCCTGCATGCTTGTGCCCGGCGTGCTGTTTTTCGCATTTACCGTGATATTGTCGGCAGTAAAAGTATATCGGGTCTTTCCGCTATAGTCCGGAGCCAGAGAAGCCGCTGCCGCTCTGCCGGTTTCCACGCCGCCACGCCACATGGCTTTCCCGCGATGAAGGATCTTGCTGGTCTCCTTCGCGTTGTGTACGATGTCACCGGGATCCAGCTTAGTGAAACGCGCTCCGCGATCAGTACCAAGCTCATAGGTGCCGCGGGACCTGTGTTCGATCAGCTCGGCGCCGAGTTCGTCAACCAGCGTGGTGCCGCCGCGTGCATTGTCCGTACCACTGGCCGCAGCCATGGGGGCGCTGAGTGTGACTCCGCCGCCGCCACCAGGAGCCGGGCCGGGATCTCCCCACGCTACAGGGATGGTAACGCCCGCCGGCTGCTCGACACTGAGCGAGCCCGGGTCACCGTAGGATACCGGGATAACCACAGACGGGACAGCTGGCGTCGGGATGTCCGCTTCTTCCGCTGTAACCGGGATAGTAACAGACGGGGCTTCTGGTGTCGGGATCTCCGGCGTTTCGGCCGTTACCTGTACGGTCGCCTGAGTCACCGGGGCCTGACCACCGCCGCCGCCGCCGCTACCGCTGCCAGACTGGACAGCTTCGGTCGCAGACGGGCTGACAGCAATGTTGCCCTGCATGATCTGCGTGGCTGTACCCATTGCGGCCGTCAGTGCCTGAGCGTCGTCGCCGGTCAGAGCCTGCGACAGAGAGTTGATGGCGTTGTTGACCGCCTGTACTTCTGCTGGCGACAAAGCTTCCCCGCCGGGGCGCATGCCCATTGCATAAGAAGAGTCTTCCAGCCCAAACAGAGCGCTCTGCCCCTGCGACCTGAGTTCGGACGAAATGCCTAGGCTGCCGGACGGCAGTGAGATCGTGGCGCTCTTGGTGTCAACGCTGACTTCTTTGTTGGTGCTTGGGATTTCGGGCTCCACAGACGCAGAGGACGTCGTGTCAACGGGTTCCTTCGCCTGCTGCGTAGGTTCCTGTGCTCCGGCGGCCGGCTGCGGCAGGTTATCAGGTGTTGTCCCGACATTTACATTATCAGCCTGCAGATCGACATCCCCGGCCTGTCCATACATTTCGGCTTGAGACTGCGAGAGCTGCTGGCCAAGCTGATCCATCGCCTGAATAGTCTCTTCTGATTCGCCGTCAATGGCGCTGATCAGCAGTCCGAGTCCTCCGTTGTTGGGATTATCCCTGTTGATCATATCGGCTGCAGAGCTGGATGTCCCGTGCAGCCAGTCCAGATAATTAAAGAAGTCGTTGGGCGAATAGACTGTGCCATTTGCCCCGATAGGTGTCGCAAGCGACGTCATACCGCCGCCCGTAGAGGTTGAAGAGAACAGCGTGGCGTAGTCACCAAGGTTCTCGGCGAATTCCTGCCAGCCTGCAGCAAGCATCTGCTGTCCGGAGATTATCGGTCTTGCATTCAGGTCGACATTGCCGTTGGCAGATACCTGAGACAGGTCGGGCATGGTAACGCTACCGGCCTGCAGAGCAACATTGTCCGCCAGCTCGGGCTGCGCTTTTTCCTGCCCGGCGGTCGCTCCACCCTGTTCCTGCGACTCGACAACGCCCCGCGCCTCATCCAGCATCTTCTGGGCGTTATCAATCATTCCGGCCAGTTGCTCTGGTGACACCTCGCTGCTGAGCCCGCGGAGAGCATTATTCAGTTCCATGCCGGCAGCACTCAGCTGTTCATTGCCGTCAAGATTGCTGTTGACAAAATCCTGAATTTCATCAACAACAGCGTCACCACGGTCGTACAGCGCATCGATTTCGTCGTCGGTCATCACGTGCGCCTGTCCGGCGGCGATGTCTTCGTTGAAATCTTCCATATACTGAGCACGCTCAGCTTCCGCCGCCGCAAGCTCGGCCGCCTGCTGTTCTGCGGCCTGTGTGGCCTGAGCTGTATTTTCCGCTACCTGCTCGGTGTTGTCTTGTACGGCTTCACTCAGCTCCTGTGTGCCTTCCAGTTGCTGATGTACAGCCTCTGTCTGAGCAAGCAGCGCCTGTTCCATTGCCTGTGCTTCTGCAGCAGAGACGCCAGTTTCTGCAGTCAAAGGGGTGTCGAAATCTGTAGACACAGTCGGCTGTTGCGACGCCTTTGCGGCTTCCTCTGCCAAAGCCCGTCTGGCCTCATTTTCCGCCTCTTGACGCTTTCTTGCCTGATCATTCTGATCTTCGATAGCAGACACGGCGTCCGGCATGGCCTCTTCTAACAGACGATCATGCTGTTCCTGCTGCGCCTTCCGCTGTTCTTCGCGCCTGTCCTCCAAAGCCTGACCGGCTGCCGCATCACTCTTTGCCCGTTCTTCGCGTTCCTGGCGATCCAGATCAGCCGCATCCTTAGCCCGCTGTTTTTGCGCGCTCTCCATCTGCTGGCGTGCAGCCTCTTCCTGTGCAAGCAGCGCCTGCTCCATTGCTTTGGCTTCTGCAGCAGAGACACCCGTCTCTTCGGTCAGCGGGGTATTGAAATCCGTAGACACCGCCGGCTGTTCGGGCGGCTGATTATCCTGAACGGCTTCAGTCAGGTCTTCCTGCCCCTGCACGTTCTGTGCCAGGAGGTTGGATTGTTCCTGCTCGGCCGCAACGCGTTCCTGATCTGCCTGTGCGAGTTCGGCCAGTGTCGCCGTAGTCTCTTCCGCTGCCGATACCGCCGTTTCTTCGGTAAGCGGTTTGTCGAGATCTGTGGACACAGTCGGCGGTTCTGCGTTCTGCTGTTCTTCGAGCCTTGCTTGCAGTGCCTCGCCTGCCGCCCTGTCGTCGCTTTCCTGCTGTTCGCGATCACGCCGTTCCTGATCTGCGGCAGCTACCGCGGCAGTCACCTGATCAAGATTCTGCATTGCGGACTCGAAGGCTTCCCAATCGCCTGCTTCAAACGCCGCGCCGATCTGATCGAAGGCCTGTTCCAGGGCTTTTTGCCCGGGGCCACCGTGATCGATATCTGGCGACGTCATGGCCTTATCATATGCTTCGCCGTAACGCTGTGCGTTGGTCTCCCTCAGTGCGTTTTCCGCCGCAGCGGCCTCTTCTTCCAGCGCATTTCGAGCGGCTGTTTCCGCTTTACCGCGTGCTGTTGCCTGGCTCTGCTGATCTTCAATAGCAGCCACCGCGTCCGGGGTCGCAGCTTCAAGCAGACGATTGCGTTGATCTTCTTTGGCCTGGGCCTCGGCGGCTTGCTGCGCTGCATTCGTAGCCTGCTGATTGATAGCATGTATCTGGCTTGTCAGCTTGCCCCATTCGTTGTTGAAGGCGTCCCAGTCGCCGCTGTCGATAGCCTTCTGCATTTCTGCGAAAGCACTGTTGATGGCGTTGCGCCCTTCCTCGCCTCCGGCTTCCGCAGCCAGTGCCACTTCTTTGCTTTCTGCGTACGCGTTCAACTGATTCTGTGCCGTAGCAGCCGCGATAGCCTGAAGCTCCTGCTCTTGATCGATTTCGGTCTGTCTCGCCTTGTTGGCCCGCTCAAGATTTTCTGCTTCCTCTTCTGCGAGCTTCTTTTGTACCAGTGCCGGTACATCAACAACCTCGCCCGGCTCTTCCAGCTCGACGATTTCCTCTGATCCGCCAGTGCCACCTTCGCCACTAGCTCCACCGGCTCCGCCGTTGCTGTCCGTGTCTTCGGTTTTGCCCTCGCCGGTCTGGATATCCAGCTGCTGCTGGTTGATATTCACAAGATCGCTCAGGCTCTTGTCGATGCTTGCGAGCGTGTCCGCCTGTGTTTTGGCGTCCACCATCTCCTCAGCTTTCTCCTGTGCGTCTTCCGTGCCGGTTGTCTGCAGTGCGGTGTTGGTTGCTTCGTCCAGCTTGCCGGCCGCTGCCAGCAGATCCTCTGCCGTGGCCTTGCCGTCCTTGAAGTCCTTCGCAATCTTAGCGAATTCCCTCGCAGCATCCTGCATAGCCACATCTTCAGGGGTTTCCGTAGCACCAATCTGGTATTTGTTTGCCGGGTTCTGGATGTAGTCGTTCAACGCCATAAACAAGCCGGTCATAAACTCGCTGTTCGTGTTGGCGCCGTACTGTTTGTTGTAGAGCTCCGACATCCTTTCGGCCGTCATGTTCTTGTCGAGAATCTCAAAATTCTTGCCAAGAATACCCATGGACTGCAGTTCGTTTCTGATGCCGAAAAGTGTCTGCTTCGCCAGGCCTTCCACTGCCTTACCGGTAGAGTCAACGCCGCTCAATCCTCGTAGAGTAGACCAGTCCTTTTTCGTCAGATTGTTTACGTCGAAGTTCTCCTGCCCGGTGTACAGACGCATGGCCGCTTCAAACTGACGCGTACCAACCTTGCCGCTCTGCTTACCGCTCAGGATGGCCTGTGCAGCGACACCGAGCTCGTCGTACATGTCGCCTGATTCCGGGCCACTCTTATTGCGCAGCCAGTTGGCGTAGTCGGTCATGCCATTCTGGATCATGGCCTGCATGGCGCGGTAACCGGCAAGTTCCTTGGCTGCCGTCTGCAGATCGTCGTTTGCCGCGTTCATCGCCATTTCGTCGAAGTCCGCTGCACCAGTCCGTTTCTTTTCCGCCTGTGCCGTCAGTCGTTCGGCCGCTTCGGCATATTTCTTCTGGGTATCCGCGACGTCCTTACGCAGGCCGTTCAGCTCTTCTCTGTACTTCTGCTGCACCAGCTTGTCGAAGACGTCCTTGTTGAAGAACAGACCACCGTTGGCGTACTGGATAGCAGCCTGATACGCGCCGTCGTCCAGCGCCATCATCTTCTCGTAGTCGTCCATGGTCATCGTGCCGCTGAAACCGCTCGAAGACCACAGCTTTTCTCCGGTATCCTGCGCAGCGAATACACCAGCCACAGAAGTCTTTCGATCACCGTAGGCGTTTACCGTAGCAGCAGGAGGGTTGTTCCCGCCAGACGGTTGTCTGGATTCGTCGCGGGCCGCGTTCCACATGTCGGCTGCCTGCGTCAGGTTGATCCCGAACAGTGCCAGTGCCGCGGCTACCCGCTGGCCGGCGTCCTCTACGTTGTCGACTTTCAGCCCTTCGATGCTGTCAGCTGTCAGCTGCCCCTTGGCCGCCAGTTCATCCAGCGCCATCAGAGCTTCTGCCAGCGGTGTCCCAGCCAGCAGAGAACGTACGGCGTCCAGCTTCTGCCCGGGCTGCATGGTTTCACGCAGGCCGAGGTAACTGCCGAGGAAGTCGCGCATGGCAGCGCCCTGTACGTCGCTCACCTGCTCCTCGGACCTGAAGTAGTCTCCAAGCCAGCTCTGCGCATCGGTCTCCATCTTATCCAGTGTGTCGGCCAGCTTTGTATCGGTGGCCGCGCTCTTCTGATAGAGCTGGCTGAAGGCAGAGTACTCGTCTTTGCCAAGCTCGGCAGCCGCTCCCTCTCTCTTGGTGATGGCGTCCATCAGGCTGTTGTATTCCTGAGACGCAAACTTGTAGGCTTCACCGAGCGCTTCCGGGCTCAGCTTGTCAGAGTTGTTAATAAAGTCGAACAGTTCCGCCAGCGTTTCGCTTCTGGCCTGCAGGTCGGCATAGTCTCCCTGCAACCTGTCAGTGCGCTGATTAACCTTGGACTGATACCGGCCAGCAAGATCAGACGCGGCCTGTGCGCCGTACCGCTGCAGCAGCGCCTGCCCCTCCGGGGTGCCAGCGTTGCGTGCCGCATTCATATAGGACGAACCTTCGCCCCACTGCGTCAGCTGGTTGATATCCTGCGCGACAGCCATGGCCTCCTCACTGCCCTCTTCGAGCGTGCCAAGGAGTTCTTCTGCGTTGTGCATGGCGGTGATAAACGCATTTCGTGCGTCCGCCCCGCCTTCTGTGTCGTACAACGCCGCGCCGATGCCTGTCTGCTGAGACCGATCCCATTGATAACTCTTTGTTTTCTCGGCAACAGCTCCGACAGCCTTCGATTTAGCCTGTGCCTCTGCGATATCCTGCCTGTACTGTGCGACACGCAGTTGACTGCGCAGACTGATCAGCTCGGCTTCCTCTGCAGAGGTCAGACCGCCGCTGGTCTGCCGCTTTTCCTCTATGCCCTGGATCTGATCCTGAATGCTCTGCCGCTCTTCTTTTCTTGTCTCTGCAGCCTGAGCTGCCTGCTCGGCTTCCGCGTGCGCCGTTGCTGCGTTGCTCGCCAGCGTCTCGCCACGATGCAACACATACTTATCAAATCCCTGCCACAGCTGATTCGCAATAACAGCCGCCACTTCCATTGCACCGAACGTAGCAAGACCGACGGCTGCGTTCTTCGCAAAGCTGGCAATCTGACTGCCGAAGCTCTTTGTAACCTTCGACGCGTCGATCAGACCGCTGGTATTGCTGTACAGGCTCATTGTATAACTGTCCAGCTGCTTGTTATTCTGAGAGATGGCCTTGTCAAACGCCGCCTGCTTGTCACCGGTCTGTCGGAAAGCCTCGTTGTACGCATTGACAAACCCAAGGTCGCCACGCGTCAGCTTGCCGCCATTGAACATATCCCGGTGATACCCGGTCATATTTCCGAGCCCGGCAGCGATGCTGCCACCGCCAGACCTGAGCGCATTGGCAACGCCAAATACGCCTGCGCCGAAGCCGACCGGGCTGGCTGCACCGACCACAGTATTCAGCAGACCAAGCGCCGACGTACCCGTCTGGTATAGTCCCTTCAGGGTGTTGGCGGGCATCACCGTCATAGACAGCGTTTCCTGTGCTGCCTCAAACTGCGCCTTACGCGCTTCGACAGAATCCATCCAGGCCCGGTGCACTTTGTCCATCGTGCCCTCGGCGTTCTGCGAAGTCTTCAGCGCAGCCTCTGCCTGATCAAAGTTGGAAAGCAGAGCTGCCACCTGGTTCGACCTGACCTTACCGGCCAGCAGTTCGAGCAGGGCGCTCTGGTCAATGTCGCTCATCCCCGACCATACATCGGCGATGTCAGACATGATGTCGTAGGTGCTGCGGAAGGTTTTCTCGTCGGCCAGAATGTCGACGCCGCCAGATCCGTTGACGTTGGTCAGTGCCTTGACCTGAGCACGAAGTTTGGACGTGCTTTCGGCCATCCCTTCGGTCGATTCTCCGGCATCAGTTACGATTTGTTACTCCCTCTGCAAGAGGGGGACAGGTCATTTCTGCCTGCCTCTGCACCTTCATTTTGTTATACGTGCAGTCCAGACTATATCTTCATCTCAGTGAGATGGACAGCATACGCAGCACAGTTACCTGTACCGCTGTAGTCGTTACGGGTTCACTACGTTAATTTACGAGACCAGACAATATTTCCGGGATCTGATCTCGCTGATAATACCAGATTTCAATCAAATTCAATTGCTTTTGTTTTGCATACTCTCGCTTTTTGGCGTCATTCTGCCGCTGCATCATCGCGCACTTAGCATCGATGATTCCCTTCCACGCCGTCCCATCATGAAACTGCCCCTGATATTCGATGAGCGTCTTGTACTCTGGAAGATAGAAATCGTACGACAACGGCATACGCCCGTTAAATCCACGAAGTTCCTGCGGGTATTTCTTCTGGCATTCGTACTTTACGCCATGGGCTTCGAGCCATTCAAGGATCATATACTCGCCGACAGAATGATAGCATTTTCTGCATCCGTGTGCGACGAGCAAAGCAGATGGCATAGCATCCCATTCAAAGCCACATTCCCGACAGCGCACATGCACCTTGGTGTTGCGGTTATAATACCCACTCAACAGTTCCACCGTGGGGTTGACCTCTGCGAGCTTCAGCCGAAACCCCTCAGCCGTGTAAGCGTTGTTATTGTGCAGCTTCTCTCTAATACAAAAAGAGCACCCCGTCTTCCCTCCCAACAGATGTGTGGGTGTCGCCTCGAAGGTGCATTGATGTACATTACACAAGCACTGTATTTTTCTGTTCGCGCCGGTATAGTCTCCGACTACTGTAATCTGTGGTTGCTTCTGGTGCAGCTCAGCACGAAACTGCTCTGTCGTTTTTCGCTGAGAATCAGCCACCCGCTGTTTGCTGCATTTGTAGCATCCCTTGCCGGCGTAAATGTTGCTTGGCTGCATCCACAGGATGGCCCCGCAAAAATTGCACTTACATTCAACCTTGTGCTTGTCGCCGTTATACTGGCCGGTGACAGTCACAATCTGGTTGCGCTGTCTGGCCTTGTCTTCAAATTCAACTTGTGTCAGTTTTCTCACCAAATCATCTCCCGTTAGATGATCTGGTATTATCACGTAGTGTCTTGCCCTCGGTATTGCCCGCTTCCGGGGTTTCACCGATTTAAGCTGTCTGTTTACCCGCATGTCGCCATACGGGGGAGCAATAGTTTACTCTGTCTTCGCACCACGAATTCTCATACTGAGAACCTTCAGCGCCGAGCCGGCAGCTCCAGCGTCTCTGGTGACCTCAGCGATGGCCGTGATCATGGCCGTGCTCTGGTCGATGTTGTTGCCCGCAACGTTCAACGAGCTGGCAGATTTCTGCAGACCCTCTGCGATATCGTTTGCCGTGACCGCGTAGTTGTTTGCCACTGCGGTCAGCTTGTCGCCTACGATGTCGGCGTCCCCGATAGACAGGTCGTCGAAGCCCTTGATGACGGCGATCATGGCGTCGGCAGCTTCCGTCGTGTTCTGGAAGTTGCCTACGTTGGCAAACTTGGTAGCGGTTACGCCCAGTGCCTGAGAGTCACGCAGGCTGTAGCCCATGTGAGCGAACGTGCTGGTCGTGGCGACAAGGTCGCTGATCTTCGCACCGATCGAAACGGCGTTCTGTCCGGAGCTCGTCAGGAACTGCTGGTACTCCGCGTTGGTGTTGGTGGTAACCTTCTTCAGGTCTGCCATCTGGCTGTCGATCGCGGAGACGTTCTGGGACGCTTTCTTCAGATAACCGGAGAAGCGGCGCCACAGCATCATGGGAGCAGCGAGATTCGCCAGCGATTTACTGAGCGCATCCACCTGCCCGTTCATGCCGCCCATCTGTCCGCGTGTCGTCATCAACGCGGCGTTCAGTGCATTCAGCTTGCCGTTGAACGTCTTCTCGGCCGTGTTGTACGCCCCGAGGTCTCCGGAAGCCTGTGCGGCCTTCATGTCGCCCAGTGCAGTCTGCGCGTCCTTGTACAGCCCACGCTGGTACTCCGTCCAGTAGGCGTCACCACCATTACCGGCAGAGGCTTTATTCAGTTTCTGTGTATACTTCTCGACCGCCGTGCCCGCCTGATTCCACTTGCCGGCCACGTCCATCTGGGCCATGGTCTGCGTCATGGTCTGCAGGGAGTCACGTACGGCGTTGACCTTGCGCTGGTAGTCCTCTGCCCCGGAGCCGACGGCCTTCCATTCGCCCACAACACCGTCCAGCTGCTGCTTCATGCTGTCAGTCATTCTGGGGTTGTTGCGTACCTTGTCGATCTCCTGCTGGAGCTTCTGCGCCTCGTTGAGCTCAGACTTCAGCGTGCTCAGGCCGCTCTTCGTATCCTGAAGGGCGCGATTCGCAGCGGCTTCGTCGCCTTTTGCCACGGCCTCGTTGTAGCGCTCACGGGACGCCGTCAGGTCATCCAGTACGCGCTTCTGCTCGGCCGCCCAGCTGGTGCTGTTGTCGCGGCTCCCGGTCGGGTTGCGCAGCATATCCAGCTGCTTGCCAAGCGCTTCCATCTCGTTCGACATCGAGCCGAACGTCGCGCTCTTCACGCTGGCCACATACTTGCCGAGATCCTTGGTATCCTGCGATTCCAGCCACCGGTCCCGGCTGGCCTGCATGTTTGCGATAGCCTGCGGGGATGTGTAGCTGTTCTTCTCCAGTGCGGCCTGCTGCTTCTCCGTCGCCTTTGCGCGCTCTGCCACCGCCTCCGCAGACTTCTGCGCCGTGTCCATGACGTTGACAAGGTTCTTGGTCGCGTCAGCCACAGCCTGGATGTCGTTACCGTTCAGCGCCTTATCCAGTCCGCCGGACGCCGCAAACAGAGCATTGCGTGCAGACCCGGACATGGGTGTAGCCGCAAGCTCGGCCGCCTTATCATTGGCTTTGTTGGCCGCAGTGATCGTCTTTTCAGACTGCACCAGAGACGGGTTGAGATGGTCAAGGGCCTTGTTCATCAGACCGTACGACTCGGTCGCCTTGTCCACGGCGCCTTTTGCCAGCGACTTGTTCAGACTTTCCTGATAGCCCTTCGCTTCGTCGTACCACTGCTTCTGCTCTGCGCTCCACCTGTCGTAGCCGCCGGCCCGCTTCGCCGTGGTATCCATCTTCTCCTGCGCGGCCCTCTGCGCCATGTCGGCCCCACCGCGTTTGGAGATATACGACTGCAGCTCAAGGGCGTTCTGGGCAGCCCGTTCCTCAGCCTGTAATGCTTTCAGGGTTTCGGCGCTTCTGTTGTTCTGGAAATCCTTATACGCGTTACCGAGACCCATCTGCTGCTGGCCTGGCAAACTCTTGAAGCGGTCATTGCCGGTCAGTAGTTTATACTGAGATTCCGCGTTTTTCGCAGCGGTCTCTGCAGCCTTGACAACCTTGCTCGCATCCGCGTTGGCCTGAGTCAGCCCATCCAGTACGCCCTTGCGTAAACTCAGGGTACTGGCCTGAGTAGCTCCCCAGTTTGCGCTCTTGCTCATCAGATCGCTGGCGTTGCTCAGCTGTTTGTACTCATCAGAATTCTTGTCGAACAGGGAATTCTTCAGCAGTTCATTGGCCTGCTGGCTGGCTGCGTCGATCTGCTTCTGCTGGGCCTGCAACATTTTGCCGGTTGCGATCGCACGGTTGGTGTCGAGCCGCGCCTGCTTGAAGTTGTCCTGTACGTATTTATAGGCATCCGCCTTGACATCCGCCGTCGCACGTTTGTCGTTGTACACGCCCATGCGCTTGGTCAGCGACCTCAGACTGCTGGGCACTGTCGCCCCTGCAGCTTCAAGCCGCCTCTGCCACTCACCGACGTCCAGCCCCTGGCTCTTCATCCGCCTGTCCATGGCGGCAGCCGTGGTCGCTTTTTCGCCGGAGTTCTGCATGTCGCGCATCGCACGGGTAGTTGCTTCCGCTGCCTTTGTCTGAGCCTTGGTTTCTGCGTTGCTGCGCCGGATAGCATCAGCCCTTGCCTGTCTCGAATCAGCCTGAGATTCCGCATCCTTCTGATCCCGTCTAGCCATGGCTTCCGTCTGTTGACGCATGGCTACGGTGATCTGATCCATACCGGCTCTGGCGTTATCCAGCGCCCTGATCAGCGCGTCCGCCCCGCCGAAGACAGACCCGCCGCCACCGCCGGCCTGATTTACTGTCTGATATACGGAGATATTGGTAACCCCGGTGCCTCCGCCACCAGCCACCCCACCGACGCCTTTCGCGGCCTTACCGATGCTGGCAGTGATCATGTCCGCGATCATTCTCGCATCCGGCACACCACCGCCATAGCTTCCGGTGATCGCGCCCGATTTACTTGTTGGCATTCCTTACCCCTCCTCGTTATAGCACTGCCTTTAAGGCCTGAGCGAACATTGTATCAACATCGGCCTGCGGGATTTCCACACTGATATTCACACTGCCGGGGACGTCCTGCATCAGGTCGCCAGCCGGTCTGAAGAATGGCCTGCCGCGCCTGATCATCCAGAAGCCCTCTGAATACCCGGCATGCGGTGAGACGTTCGCCACATTGAACGTCCCTGTAATCGTGCCGCCAGACGCCTGGGCATCCCCGGAGATGGCAATGTTGGCCGGGTTGGTCATCGTCATGCCGCGCTGATACATCACAGGGTTGTACATGCCGTACCACGCCATGGCACCCGAGATGGCTCCGCTCAGCAGTTGCTCATAAATCTCGCCGCCCGGCGCAAGAGCCTTGGCGACAGCAGCTGCCGCGTAAGAATCCGCCATCTGGCTGTAAACAGCATATGCGGCATCCAGTATCTTCTGTACCGCCGCAGTTACTTCACTATCCGCCACTGCATTCACCCCCTGTGTCTATGCAAAAAAGCCGGGACGTCATGCCCCGGCCGTAGCTTTCAAAATCAAAAAAGGCCGCGACCACCTCAGCAGCCGCGGCACAACCTTTACGCCTCTACATTCCACTCTGTCATTTCCTTGACGATCGTATGCACGTAGGAGTTGCCGTTCCATTTGGCATAAACGTCATACATTTTCAGCATGTCTTCCTTCTCATACGCCGCAAGTTTCCTGTCGTCCAGATGCTTGTAGTATATTCCTGTGATTCCGTTGCGCAGCTCTGCCAGGTGGGCTTCCCGCTGACGTCCGTTCTCCTCCTCGATCCGGCCGATGGCTTCCCGCATCGAGATCAGTTCCGTGTTGATCCCGTTAAGTTCCACTTTGATTTCGTCGACGTTCGTGTCCCTGCGAATCAG